AACCTTCTAGTTTCTTTGTTAGTGCATGATTAATCATTTGATAGTAACACTCATAATATTTTAAGCTACGTTTATTTTTGTACTCACCTATAATTTCAAACTTAAAGTTTTTCTTGCCGTGCTTTTTGATGTCTTCGTTTAGATGTTTACTTGAACCAGTATATACTTTCCAATTAGATTCAACTTTCTTTTTCTTACGTGTATAAAAATATTGCTTACATCCAATGTAAGACTTAGATGTTTTGATATTAGTTATTGTATATACAAAACCAAAGTGTGATGTGGGGTCTGGTTTGTTTTTATATTTCCAATGCATTACCAGTCAATCACTTCAGGGACATCAGGTTCTTTGCTAACTTGAACCAAGTATCTCTTACCTTGTGCATATTTAAAGACACGTATCCCTCTTCCTGCGTTAGCGTCTGCCCAACATTCTCTTTTATGAGAACAAAAAACACAACCAACGGGTAACTTAGAATTACCAGACTTGCCATCAGGAATAGGGTCGTAGCAGCGATCAGGGATAACATCGCTATCAACCAATCCTTTAAGATGTTTAATCCTTGCTTCAGCATTTATAAACTCCATTGAATGAACTGGAGTTAAAACAATCTCTCCAGTTGATTTATCTATAGCTAGAAACGCTGCATCTTTTAATTTGTTTGCTTGTGCATACGCAGATATCTGTGCGATATATCCAAAAGGATCGTCTTCTAATAGATTATTATTTTTAAACTTTTTAAATGAGCTAGTGGATGCACTCTTAACATCAACAAGAACACCATCAATAACACAGTCTTGATGTCCTACTACACCACCAACATTAACTTCTTTCTGCTGATCTTTAACATCGTGACCAGCGATAGACGCACACATTAAAAGAAACTCTTCAAGAATATAACCATATAAAAATTTAATGCGTGTGCTTGATGTAAGAGAAGCACGTTCTGTATTTGAATTAATATTATACCATAACTGTCTATCTGGTTTACCTATCTGTGATAGCCTTAACTTTTTATCTACAGACTCTTCGTCATACAAGAACTTTTTTGTATGTAACTTAACCATCTCTCCAAACTCTTCAACATACTTGTCAACGTCTTCTTCAGACATATCAATAGCGGAGAGATCAAATAGGCTATAGATATCTTCTACTAGTGTGTCAATTTTTTTCATGTAATAAAAAAGAGGGGAGCAGAATACGGAAACTACTCCCCTCTCTATCTCCTACGTTATATTAAAACGGAACTGCATCAGACTCTTGAACATACCCACCATCTACGGGGGCGAAGTCCTGCTGATTTCCAGAGTACTCAATGAAATCTACAATCTGTATAGCAGCAAGGTCAGCGGATATGCCCGACTTTCCAGCGTAGTCCCACTCGTAGGGGATTGCCTTTACATTAACGGTACTACCATTAGCAATTTTCTTCTCGTTATTCCAACGATTATTCTGTGAGTCCATCACAAGAGGTGCATTACGTTGCGTACCATCTTTGCGGTGAACCTTACGTTTGATAGTTACAAAGTCTCCTCTTTCATCTCCTTTGTTAGCTACTTTTAAACCAGACTTTTCAACAACCTCACGGTTGTCATCATTAATCTCTACTTGAATTGACCACACTGGATCGAACTTGGTGTTCGGTTCAGTAATAGAAGCATAGTGGCACTTACCAGTAATGTAAACAGGATCGTTCATATTTTATTCTCCTTTTAAAATCCGCACCATTGCGGCACTGAGTGGGATAATTCCCATTATTGTTGTCTACTACTAACAACAAAAGTATTATAACATAGGTGTTATATTATTGTCAAGCACTTTAATGTGTCTCTGCCCAATTATTTCCAACTTTATAATCAGAGTCAAGCTCACACTTAAAGTTAAATGTTTTCTGTGTATGATACATAGCATCTTTAGTTATCTGTGTAAAGCGTTTAACATCAGACTTGGATACCTCAAACTGATACTCGTCGTGTACTGAGGCTACAAGCCTAGCATCAAGACCTGTCTTACGTATCCTGTTGTCCATCTCCACAAGCCACTGCTTACATACAATAGCACCAGCACCCTGTAAGAGTGTGTTAAGTGCAGCATGATCTGATCTAATATACAATCGTCTACCATCAAGACCAGGAATACTACCAGACTGTGCAGCCTCTTGTACATTAGCACGTAGCTTCTTGAGGGCTGGCATGTTACGTAGAAACTTTTGTATTAGTTTCTGACCATCAGATGCAGAACCACCTACCACCTTACCAATCTTAGCTGGACCTGCACCATAGAGAAAGGCATAGATAAAAGTCTTTGCTTGATCTCTAGTCTTCAATCCTGCTGCTTGCTGGTTAGCAGTGTGTACATCACCAGTAAGAACCTCTTGTGTAAAGGTAGCGTCATTCATATAGTGTGCTAGGCATCTAAGCTCAAGGCCAGAAGCATCAGTGCCTACCAGCTTATGTGTTTCTGTATTAGATACAGTCCACAGACTACGACACTCTTTACCATAGGGGCTGTAGACTGCTGGTACTTGTGCCATGTTTGGTTTGTTGTGTGCCATACGACCAGTGATTGTACGTAGAGTAAGAACCCTACCACGTACACGCAGGTCTTCATCGCACTCCTGTATCCATGACTTGAGAAGTCCAGTTCTTTTCTGTAGAAGAAAGTAGCGGTTGAACATCTCAGCCTCTGGCATCTTGATCTTAGATAGAACCTCTTCATTGACAATAACATTACCTTTTTCTGTTAGTTTGTCTGGCTTCCATCCACGAGACATTAGACGTTCAGCTATTTGTTTACGACTTGCAATGTTAAATGGTACTATGTTTGTTTTTGTTTTGAGTTCTATAATCGTAGGCTCAAACTCTTTCTCAGCATCACTCTCTAGCTGGTGTTGTTCATCTTCAAGCTGGGCTAGAAGTATCTGTGCCTGTCTAAGATCAAAGGCAAATCCATTACGTTGCTGCTTGTCTAAGATAATTCTAATGTTACGCTCAAGATTATAACAGGCATCAGAGAAACCTTTGCTTTCCTCTTCTAGTTTCTGTGCTACCTTATAAGTAAGATCAACATCTCGCTTACAGTACTCTAACATCTCAGGTGTGTAATGCTTGAAGTCATGGTAGTCTATCTTAGGAAAACCAAAGCGTTCGCCCCATGACTGTAGTGAGTGACCACCATCACGTACAGGATTGTATAGTTGTGACTCAATAAGAGTATCACGTACCTGTGCAGGTGCAATAGCAGAGCCTGTTAGCTTGTTGAGAATGGGAGCATCAAAGCTAATACCATTGTGCATAATGAACTTTGATATACGCTTTGACCACTCACCAAACTCTTGACATTGATCACCAATCCACTGACGCATTTCTCCTGTCTGATAATGTTTAGCTACGATGCAATGTATTGTGCTTGCATCTAAGTCATCAGTCTCAATGTCTACGATTGCTTCCATTAATCTATGTCCACTATATATCCATCTTTAGTTTGAAGGTGAAAGAACATCTCACCCTTACGGATGTTACGATTAGAAACTTCTTTAACTTCTGAGTTAAGAACAGAGTCTCCATCAAAGAACCATGCTTTCTTGCAGTCATCTCTAAAGACAACAAATGTTAGCAGATCATTATAGTGATCTTTCTTCCACTTGTCAAGAAGTCTTTTCTTTCTGTAAGGTATACGTATATCTTTCCATGAGCTAGGCCAGTCACCTTTCCAAGAATACTTTATCTCTACCTCATAGAAGTGGCGAGGTAGATCAGGTGATATACTACATGTAATATCAAAATATGTATTCTCTTTCATAGTAATGTCTGTTGAGTTTGTATTCTTTCCAAGCCAATCTATCATAACCTCCTTGGCTTTCTTATCGGCAACATCATACAGAGCCTTGTCAAATTTCTTTTTAACAGTCTCCATTACTCCTCTCCTTCCATAAAGGGATTGTCCACTTGAGTCATGCGACCAGTGTCACGATCATAGTGAAGGTAGCAGGATACACCTGTCTCACCAGTGTATCTGTTCTTGAGTATACGTACTGTGGTAGTGTTAGCTTCTATGTCATCCTCTGCTTGTTGGTTACGTTCTAGTCCAATGACTGCATCAGATAGGTGAGCGATAGACGCAGAGCCACGTAGATGTGAGAGCGATACCTCACGACCATCTTCATGTCCACGATCACCCCCAGGTCTACGTAGGTGACTGACAAGTAGCAAGCCTATGTTAGTCTCTTCAACAAGTGAACGTAGCTTAGTCATTAGTATGTCGATAGACTTACGCTCATCGCCGTTGTCCTCTTGGCCTGATACAAGGATAGATAGGTGGTCAAGGATAACCCACTTACAGTCAAGTGCCTTTGCCATGTAACGTACACGATCCAGTATCTCGTCGTTCTCTATGCTACCAAAGTGATCAAAGGCAAAGAACCTGCCGCTACCAAGCGTAGCATCCTGCCATACCTTGAGTTGCTCTGGTGTGTACTGCTCACGTATCTCTTTGATATACAGCCTAGCGTTTGCCTCAACGCTCATGATATTGAAGGCTGTATTCTTTGTGCTTTCTTCAAGGGCAAGCACACCAATGTTAGCCTCTGTATTACTCATGATATGATGCATAAGCTCACGCATGATGCTGGACTTACCCATACCTGCACCAGAGGTGAACGTCACAAGCTCACCAGTACGCATACCATAGGTCTTCTCATTCATCTTAGGCCAAGGATAGTGACAAGTCTCATTAAGCTTCTCCTCATACAGAGAAGAACCAAGGTCAGCTAAATTTATAATACCTGCTGGTGTGTAGGTACGTGCGTTCCACCATGCCTGTACAAACTTCTCACGTTGTCCTGTTTTAAGATACTCGTTAGCATCTTTGAGATCAAGGCTTACGATCTTACACTTATTAGGTTCAAACAACTGTGCGACTTGTTGCTCTGCAAGCTTACCTTGCTCGTCGTTGTCAAAGCATACAACCACAGTGTCAAACTTATTGAGATAGTCAAAGGATTGTTTACAGTTCTTGAGGGCAGATGCTGCACCGTTCTTGATAGATACGACAGGCCACTTAGAACCTAGTAACTCGTATGCACTCATAGCATCAAGCTCACCCTCACATACCGTGATGTACTTACCACCTTGGTTGAATACATTCTGTCCAAACAGGCCAGCCTGAGATAGCTGACCCTCTGACCAGAACTCTTTGTCACTGGTACGCCGATACTTACATGCAATCTGACCACCATCCTTGTCGTAGTATTTATATTGATGTTCAGTAATCATGGTTCCAGACTTAGCTACCATAACATTATACTTTTTACATGTTTCTTGTGTAATTTTCCTGTCGTCAATCTGTGACAGTATATAGTTTGTATTAGACTTTCGATTGATTGGTACTACTTGTTCTGCTTGCATGTCTTGGTTCGCTCCGACTGTTGTGTGACAACTAAAACAATGTGTATGGCCGTCATCATAGAGAGTATTAGCATCGCTTGAGCCACAGTTCTCACAGGCCATGTGTTTAACAAACTTACTGTTAGTCTCGTACTGATACATATTCGCCCCTTCCTTGTGCTTAGATAGCACGTTGGATTCGCTTGACTGATTTTAATACATGTTCAAAGTCTTTGAGATGTAAGATATTAGGGCCGTCGCTTGGTGAATTATCTGGGTCTTCATGTACCTCCATAAAAAAGTTTTCTACTCCTACTGATGCGGCTGCACGTAGTAGGTACGGGACATACTCTCTGTTACCACCAGAAGATAGTCCTAATCCTCCTGGCTTTTGCACAGAGTGTGTAGCATCAAATACAATAGGTACACCATGTGTTACTTGATACTGTTTTATCATATAGATTAATCCAGTAAAGTCAACCACTAAATTATTATATCCAAAGCATGTGCCACGTTCTGTGATCAGGACGTTATCCATACCTGTTTTGGATAAGATACCAGCAACATCCCACGGTGCAAGGAACTGACCTTTCTTTATATTAACAGTAGCACCTGTGTACATGGCTTCTTTTATTAAGTCAGTTTGTCTGCATAGAAATGCAGGTATCTGTATGATATCTGGTACTTTGCCCCACTTAAAAACAGTTTTGATCTGCCTTACATCATGGAAGTCTACGCATGTCTTTACATTTGCTTTCTCAGCTACATCTCTAATCATACCTGTTCCTATAACAAAACCTAATCCACGTTCACCAGTAACGTGAGAACGATTAGCTTTATCAAAGGATGCTTTAAAATAATAATCATATCCTAGTGCATTGCATAAATCTTTACAGTGTTTAGCTATCTTAACACCTTGTTCAACACTTTCGATCTGACACGGACCTGCTATCACCCTCATTTGTCACACTCCACAGTGTATACATCTTCATCACCTACAAGATGTT